CAATTATAATATATACAACGCGATGACTGACATTAAAATATCACACGACGACGACATTATCAAATCAGAAGAAGGTTTAATATTTAATCCATTTAATCCATTAAATATTAAGATTACATTTGATGACGTCAAATGTATTCTTTCTAAGTATGGTATTCCTCCTACAATTAATAATATGGCACTTTATGAACGCGCATTTGTACATCGTTCTTATACAAAACGTCCTAATTTTGAGAACATTGCACAAAATATTACGATTGTAGAACGCCCGCCTGATTGTATGCCACTAAGCAGTAAATCCAACGAACGTCTAGAATTTTTAGGAGATGGTATTTTAGAATTAGTAACAAAATATTATTTATATCGCAGGTTCCCAAAAGAAAATGAGGGTTTCATGACAGAAAAGAAAATTGCCATAGTAAAGAACGAGGCAATCGGTAAAATTGCACTGGAAATGGGATTGCATAAATGGTTGATTTTATCGAAACATGCTGAAGAGAAAAAAATACGCACTAATTTAAAAAAATTGGGTTGTCTTTTTGAATCGTTTTTAGGAGCACTTTTTTTAGATTTTAATAAAATAACAGTAAAAGATCAAGATGGATGGTTTCAATCGATGTTTGTAACTGGTCCAGGTTTTCAAATGGCCCAAAAATTCGTTGAAAATATTTTTGAAAAACATATTGATTGGGTTTCATTAATTATGAATGATGATAATTATAAGAATATTCTTCAAGTAAAAATTCAAAAAGAGTTCAAAGTAACACCGCATTATATTGAAATAGAACATGATATTGATTTGGGTTATAAAATGGGTGTATATTTATGTCTTGGTCAACAAATTCACAATTTAAAACATGATGATTCTGTTGATATTTCTTTTTTTAAGACATTTAAAGCTATTCATGAATATGTTGCAGAGAATGGTAAACTGCTTTTATTTTTGGGTGAAGGACAACACAAAATTAAACGAAAGGCCGAGCAAATTGCTTGTAATGAAGCAATTAAATCTATACCTGAAAATGCTAGTGATGAGGTTGCAAATTTATTAGAATAGAAAATCTTCTATTTTATGATAAAAATAGAAAGTTTTATATATTGAAATAATATAGTAGATCTAAATGAATCCTTTAGAAACAATAAAACAAAAATTAATGATAAAACCTACGATTAATGAAAATGAATCCGTAATAGTAGCTATAAATGTAGAAAATAGTGGAAATCAAGAAAAACCAGATGAATCAAAAAACATTGCTGAAATACAAAAAACAATTATTATTGATGATAGTGCAAAAGAGTATAATCGTGAAGAATTATTCAAAAAATTAGCCAAGAATAATTTAATTAAAGTAAAAGCTAAACCAGTATTAGAAAAAGTCAAAGAAACTGAAATAGTTGCTAATATTCCATTTCCAATACAACCACAATCAAATGAACCCAAAAAAGTGAAGAAAATTCCTAAGAAGAAATTGTTACTTGTTGAAGATGAAGTTAGACCTCCTGAAAACCAAGAAGGCGTTGAATTGCAAGAATTTGAACCAGAAATCGAACCCGAAGTCGCAACTGTGATCGAACCTGTGCCCGTAGAAGTGGAAGTACCAACTGAAAAAAAGGAACCGAAGAAGGGTCGCACAACAAAGAAGGTGCCAAAAGGTGTCGCTGTTTTAGGACCAGAGAATTTTGTAGAAATTGGCACCACAAAACTATCCGATCGTCTAATAAAGAAACAACCACCTGTTTTAATCAGGACTTCGAGTTATTATATGAATAATCGCGAACTTTTTGTTAATTTTATTAATTCTCTCTTTGAACCTTATAAAAAAGAATTAGATGAAATGAAAACCAATATATCTTGCGATGATATTGGCAAAGACACTGGGGACTTTTCTCTCTTGACTCACCAAAAAATTGTTCGTGATTACATGAATTTATTTACTCCTTATCGCGGTTTGTTACTGTATCATGGGTTAGGAGCAGGAAAATGTATGAAAAAAGGCACACCTATTATCATGTCAAATGGAGAAATTAAATTAGTTGAAGATATAAAAGTCGGGGATTTATTAATGGGTGACGATTCAACACCAAGAACAGTAACATCATTAGCGCGTGGTAGAGATAAAATGTATGACATTGTTCCTGTAAAAGGTGAAAAATATACTGTAAATCAAGAACACATATTATGTTTACGCGCTTCAGGATTTCCAAAAATTTCTTGTAATAATCACAAATCAAATACAAATTATAATATTCAATGGTTAGAAAATAATGAATTCTGTTCAAAGACATTTACATTTAATCAAACGAATCAGTCGGAAATGAAATTAAATGCAGAGAAATTTTTTGAAAATATACAAAATAATCCTAAAACAAATGATAATGTTTTTGAAATTCCGGTAAAAGATTATTTAAATTTGTCTGATAAAAAGAAAGGGTTTTTAAAAGGATATAAAGTGCCCGTTGAATTCCCGGAACAGAAGTTACCAATTGATCCATATATGATTGGTTATTGGTTGGGAGATGGACATTCAAATCATTCAACGATAACAAGTCAAGACTCTACGGTTGTATATTATTTTGCAAAAAATATTTCAAAATATAACTTAATTTTTGATTATAAAAGTAATTATCATTATAGTATGAAAAGTGTAAATAATGAAAAAAATGAATTTTTGAATACATTAAAAAACTTGGATTTAATTAATAATAAACATATTCCTCATATTTACAAATGTAATTCTAGAGAAAATCGTTTGAAACTTCTTGCAGGATTAATTGATAGTGATGGTTATTTATCAAATGGAGGATTTGAATTTACACAGAAAAATGAAAAATTAATGGATGACGTCATATATCTGGCGCGCAGTTTGGGATTTTCATGTTATAAATCATTAAAAAATACATCTTGGACATACCAAGGAGAAAAAAAATATGGAACTGCTTGGAGAATTCACATAAATGGAAATGGTGTTGAAACTATTCCAACCCTTATTCCTAGAAAACAGTCAACTCCAAGAAAACAAATAAAAGATGTTCTTGTTTCTGGAATTTCAGTTGAATATGTTGGCGAAGATGATTATTACGGTTTTACTTTAGATGGAAATTGTAGATATTTAATTGGGGATTTTACAGTAACACATAATACTTGCACTTCAATTGCTCTCGCGGAAGGAATGAAGGATACAAAAAAAATAATAATTATGTTGCCGGCCTCTTTAAGAACAAATTATATGGAAGAATTAAAGCGATGTGGTGATTATCTATATAAAAAGAATCAACATTGGCAATTTGTCTCGACTGTAAAACATCCAGAAGCTCTGCAAACACTTTCGGCAATTCTCAATTTATCGCAAGATTATATTGAAAAACACAAAGGTGCTTGGTTTGTGAATGTAAAAGAACCATCTAATTTCGAACAATTATCTGCAATAGATAAAAAATCTCTCGATGATCAATTAAATGAAATGATTCGAAGTAAATATATTTTCATTAATTATAATGGTTTACGTACAAAACGTCTAGAAGAATTAACATCGGGTTTTACAAAAAATTTATTTGATGAATCCGTCATTATAATTGATGAAGCCCATAACTTAATAAGTAGAATCGTCAATAAAATTAAAAAGGAAAAAGTGATTCCTGAAAATGAACGAGGAGAGAAAGAATATTCGCCAAAATTTCTTTCAACCAAATTGTACGAATATTTAATGAGCGCTAAAAATGCTCGTGTTGTCCTTCTTAGTGGTACACCTATTATCAATTATCCAAACGAATTTGGAATACTTTTCAATATTTTGAGAGGTTATATTAAAACTTGGAATATTCCTTTAAATGTAAAGACAAATAAAAAAGTCGATAAAAATACACTTCAAGAAATGCTTCTAGGAGAGAAATCATTGGATTATTTAGATTACTCTCCATCAAGTAAAGTTCTTACTATTACACGTAATCCATTTGGTTTTAAAAATAAAATAAAAGTATCATCTAGTTATCAAGGCGTTTCTAATATTAAAAAGGATGAAACTGGAAACAATATTTTTGACGCGGATTTCATTAGTGATGATGATTTTGAGAGAAAAATAATCGGCATTTTAAGAAAAAATGATATAGATGTTCTAGCCGATGGTATAAAAATTAGGAATTTAAAAGCATTGCCAGATGATTTCGATATTTTTGAAAATCAATATATTGATAGTGTTACAAAACAATTGAAAAATGTAGATTCTCTTAAAAGACGTATTATTGGATTATCATCCTATTTCAAAAGTGCTCAAGAGAGTTTATTGCCTGTTTATAATAAAACATTAGGAGAAGATTATCATATAGTAAGAATACCGATGAGTGATTTTCAATTTAAAATTTATGAATCGGCCAGAAGGGAAGAGAGAAAATTAGAAAAATCGTCCAAAAAACCTCAAAAATTAGATGAATTATTTAAAGAAGCCACATCTACCTACAGAATATTTTCTCGTTTATATTGTAATTTTGTTATGGATGAAAGACCATTACCTTCAAATAAAAAGAAAAGTTCGGGTGAAGTAAAAGCAAATGCACCTGAAGGCGAAAAAATAGAAGAAACGAATGTAACGAATTTATTAAAACAAGCCCAAAAAGAAGAGGTTAATATAGATGTAAATGATGAGAATGAAGGTGAAGAAGAAGGAGACCAAATTCTTGATAAAATAGGTGGTGTTACCTATAAAGAAAGAATCGACGCAACAATTAAATATATTAGAGAAAATGGAGATGTATTCTTAACACCAGAAGGACTTGCTAAATATAGTCCAAAATTTTTACATATTCTTGATAATATTAAAGACCCAGAATATATAGGTTTACATTTGGTTTATAGTCAATTTAGAACTCTAGAGGGAATAGGATTATTTAGTTTAGCACTAGAAAAAAATGGGTTTGCACGATTTAAAATAAAGAAAAATTCATCTGATATTTGGGAAATTGATATTTCTGTTGATGACTTGGGAAAACCTACGTATGCATTATATACTGGTACTGAAACCACAGAAGAAAAAGAAATTATTAGAAGAATTTATAATGGTGAATGGGATTATATACCTACTAATCTGTCATCCGAATTAAAAAAAATGTCCAACAATAACAATATGGGAGAAATTATTAAAGTCCTAATGATTACATCATCCGGTTCAGAAGGTATTAATTTAAGAAATACACGCTATGTTCATATTATGGAACCTTATTGGCATCCAGTTAGAACAGAACAAGTTATTGGACGTGCTCGACGTATTTGCAGTCATAAAAATTTACCCCGTAATTTACAAACAGTTGAAGTATTTGTATATTTGATGATTTTTTCTACCGAACAATTAAAATCAGATGACGCAATTGAATTAAAACGAAAAGATTTATCGAAAGGCGAACCAAAAGTTCCTGTAACAAGTGATCAATTATTATATGAAATTTCTGAAATTAAAGCAAATTTGAGTTTACAGTTAACTGATGCAATAAAAGAAACTGCATTTGATTGTTATATATATTCAAATGGTAAATGTTTTAATTTTGGTGATCCTACTAATACAAAATTCAGTTATGTTCCAGATTATACAAATCAACAAAATGATATGACTGTTAAAGCAAATAAACAAAAAATTGAATGGGAAGGAAAACCAATAAAATTAAATGGAACTGAATACGTATACAGAAGAATGAGTAACACTTTATTGAATATTTACGATAAAGAAAGTTATATGATTGCGTTGAAGGATCCAGATGTGATACCACTACAAATAGGTACTCTGGAAATTAATGATAAAGGTGAACAAGTATTCAAACCATTATAATATTTTTATATTGTGATCTAAATAATTTAATAATATAATGAAATAATAAAATCAATAATTTCTTTTTCTTCTTCAGATAAAGAGTTATAATAAATATTCAAATCATAGTATTTATTGATAACCTTATTTTTTACCTTTTCTACTATTTTATTAGAATATTCATTAATTAACTCATATTTCTTTTTACCAGATGCAATATAAATTCTTAATATTGAATTTCTAAACCGTAAATATGTTTTTTCTCCATTTGCATGTAAATTATTTAACATAAATAAATTTAAAAGTATTATATAAAATGGAAGTATTGATTTTAAATACATAATGTTTTGTTAATTATAATATAATTTTTATATCAATGTATATTATAATTTTTATTATAATTTTAATTTCAATTTTAATTTCAATTTTAATTTCAATTTTATTGTATTATTTTGTCTATTTTTTCACAAAGTAAATTTAATTTATTATTCAAATTCATCACTTCATTTTTAAGATAATTTATTTCATCTGAAACCGAAATATGTTGATTCTGCGTGATACTAGTAACAGGAAGATCGACCTTTTTAAGTTTACTTAAAAAATTAGGTTGGTGTTGTTGGATTTCTTCGCGATTATCATCTGCCCAACTTATATGTTTATTATTTTTATTATCCTCATTTATAAATGTATTTGTTACTTGAGTATTTAAAGTATTTTGATAATTTTTATTGATTATTTCCATATCATAATTTCTTTGTTCTTGTATTTTTTTAATTTCCAACTCAACTTCACTAATAGGTTCATCAATTTTATCACTAAAATCAGGAACAGGTGGTAGTGGATTTGACATTGCCGAAGTGAATTCCTGTTGTCGATTATATAAATCTTTTTCAAATTGACTTTTACGTTCATTTTGTATTTCTTCATAAGTTATAGGTTGTTTTATTTCATCGTGAATTGTTATTTTTTTGAATTGTTGTTGTGTGTTTTGTTGTGTGTTTTGTTGTGTGTTTGTAACAATTTTATTACTTGTTTGTATTTGACTATTTAAATAATTTATAATTATTAATATATATTTCTTATTGAGTTCAATGAGACTATTACAATTTTTTCTCTCAATATCGTAAAATCCTTTAAGATTTGATTCATAAATTTTTGTTAATTCAATAATTTTTTCATGAGAACTACAAAAATTCTTCACTATTGGGTCTTCTATTAAAACATCCCATAAAACTTGAATATTTTCTTTAGTTAAAAATTGATGTATCTGGGTTTGTAACATTTTAAATATATTAAATTAGAATTTTTCTTTTTAATATATTTATACGATTAATATAATAATTAAGGTTTAGAAGTTAATGAAACCTCATCATATATATTAGAAAATGTTTCAAAATCAATATTTTTTTCATCTAAAATAATTTTTAATTTAGTATATAAATATTTCTTATCATTTATCATTTTATCAAAATCTATAAATATTGTATTTATATCGTATTTAGTCATAAAACATAAATAATTTGTTAAAATATCTTTATAATAGTTTATTTGAGATATTTCATCTGTAGCATTCCATAATCCTCCCCAAAGAGATGCATGTTTTGTTCGTGATTTGGCTGAGGCTTCTAAGTCTCGAATTGGTATTATAACTGTTTTTATTATTATTGATTTATCTTCTAAAATATTTTCTATATCACTTATAAAGGTTGGGTTTTTTAATAAATAATAATTTTCATGATATAGCCTTTCCATACCAGAATTGCAATTATCAGTAATATGATCTTTATAATTATTTTTATTGAAACCAGTATCAAAATCTAAAAAACTAAATAATTTAATTAAAAAGGTTGTTCCGCAACGCCCTGTTCCAGTAATAAAAATTTTTTCCATATATATATATATAAAATAAATTAAAAAAGTGCAGTTCAAATGCACAACTTTTTTTAAAAGTTGCTCTAGAGTTGATCATTGAAATATATTTTTCTAAATTTTTGCATATATTCATCTTTTAGTACATGAGTTTTTAAGTAATTTTCAGTCATTTTATCTTCTAACATATGTGCAATAAAATATAAACTATATATTCCACATTCCGTATTACCATATTGATGCTCTACTGGATGATTTTCGTCATAAATAAAATTCATTTTTGGATTAATATTTTGCCCTTGTTTTTTTACTTTATCTACAAATTCCATTACCTCTTTCGGTGCTTTATTACCTACGCTATCAAAGAAAAATATTTTCTTCTTTTTAATATTAATAAACATTGAAATCCAATGTTCCCCTGATTTATTATGTGGGTCTGTATTAAAAATAATTCCTATTTTTGTTTTACCATTTTTTATTTGTTCTTCTAAACTGAAATTACACAACTCTTCCCAAACACATTCACCATATAATTTTCTCTTATTAAAATCAATGGGAGAGGGTCCAATAAAATCAAAACATTTATATGCTTTTTCATATTGTTTCATAACTTTTATAATATCTAAACTTGATAACCATTCATTCGGATTTTTTTTCCATTCAGTTGGAGATTCTGGTGCAAAAGACTCTTTTAAATCTTCATCTAAATTACCGAACTCACCCTTTTGTTTTAACCAACAAGACTCTTTATTACAAACATTACTTAAATAATTCTTCAATAAACTATGTATTTCTCTTGAATCATTTGTTACTATC